TTCTACAAAGGTACAACTATCCCGTTTTTTGGTTTCTGTTTTGCTCATTATTCAAATGTACGACAATTTTAAAGAATATCATAATATTTTGAAAGTTGTTTTATCTTTTGTTGTGTGTTAATCTTTAAAATTTAGCCCTTTTAAGGCGTTTAATCCTTCTGGTCAATAACTTACATACAAAAACAAAAAAAGCCCCGCAAAGGGCTTAATTTTTAATCTCAACTTTATATGGCCGGCCTCTTTTGTTTTGATGTTTTAAAATTGAATTATTTATATTTTTAAATATTTTATTAAAGTCCTCAGTAAATTTCTTGGCCTCGCCAGATTCTTTAATATAAAAAAATGCTTCTACTAAAATAGATTCCGCATTTTTTAAACTCTGTATTTTGTCAATCATTTTTATAATGTTTTAACGGGGGCTATTAACCCCCGTTTGGTTTATTTTACTAAGTATCTGTAATGTGGTCTTTGTACTTCCCCGCTGGCGATTATTGTATAAGCATTAACCGTTTTTGTGCCGTCTGTTATTTGAGTGCTTATGTTCGGGTCAAAAAACGAGGTGGTCATTTTGATTTTATTTAATTCAAGCCCTTTTTTAGCTACCCTCTGGGCCAGTTTTTTAATTGAGTTATTGTAATGTTCAGTTGCCGCCAAAACTTCATTTTTTATAAATCCTTTTTTTGTGTACTTATTGGCTTTTCTTATTTCACTTTGTAATTTTTTAAGTTTTTTCGAGTCCCTATGATACCAAAACGATATTAAAGCCCTTTCGCCCCTATCATTTATACCGCTAAGGGCTTTAAATTTTCTTACTCCGTTCGGGAAGTAAACTGGGCAAATATTTTCTGTTTGTATATAACTTTCAAAACCCAGCGTTGCGCCCAATTCAAATTCATTTAATTTTGATAATTTTTTAAGTTTTGTATATTCCGCCGTGGCCCACTTTGTAATGTCATTTAAATAAGCCTTTTTTAATTCTCTGGTTTCGCTTGTTAACTTTTTAACTAAATTCATGATGTTTGTTTTTAAATGTTTTATAATATTTATGCGTTGTTGTTAAAACAAAGATATATCAAAACTCTGACATTTCAAAACATTTTGAAACATTTTAATTATTTTTTTCAAATCTTTTTTATAACTCGCTGGTAATCAGTAAAATTATTTTTAATCTTTTTTTAGAATTGTCGGTAATTGTCAATTTTTTGCACAAAAAAAGTCCCCACCGTTGCAGCACGGCGGGAACTATCCTAAAAATTTATTAACCACAAATAAATTCGATTGTTACTCAATTCAGAATAGCAAGTTTTTATAGAAAAAGTTTTATTTTAGATTATCTAAGAATTTTTTCACAGCATTAATCTCGTCAGCAGATGCTAATGGAAACCATTCACAAGTTGATACGTAAAAAGTATAACTGTCACCAGTTTTCATTTCTTCTGACATATTATATAATTCTACTGCTGAACTACCCTCTTCATCATCACCAACGTAATTTACTTTACGACTATCATCACCTCTAAGGAATAATAGGTCACCTATCTTATAACATATAGGGGCAAGTCGTTGGATTGTGTTGATTGCTTCAATGCTAATAAATTTCTGAGACTGCTCAATAGCTATCATTGAGTACAGTTCATCCAATATCGCTGATTTTATTAAATCAAAATCAAATGATGTTCCAATGACTTCTTCAAAAGCTTCGATAGATTTTGGATTGTTTTTGATAGCTTCTAAGGAGCGCAATAGTTCTTTTAAAAAATTCTCTTTTTTCATCTTATATTGTTTTATTTGGTTAATTGTTTTAAATCATATGGACTTGCATCTAATCCGTAGTCGCAAGTATATCCAACTGCCTCCAACTCTTCTACCAATTGGGCACAATTCTCATAATCGTTACAATATACAAAAAGGGCGGCCTTTATTAAGTTTTACGATTAATAAAAAATTTAAATGCCAGTTTAAAATATACCGCCCTTGTAATATTCCCCCGCCGATATGCGAGCGGCGAGGGCAAGTGTAACCCCTTACACTTTTTTTCTTGGTGGCTGGTCGTATAGTGCTGCACAAATCGCCGTGGCTTGTTTCAATGTTTTGGCGTTGCCCTCTGACATGAGCACGGGAATACAACGGGCCAAAAACTTAACTTTCCTTTCCTTTTTTCTGGGCTCTGGCATAATTTAAAATTCTGGTGTAAATTCGGTTCTTGTATTGTCTGGCTCTGGCGGGTCAATGATTTTTTCTATATCGCCCCTATTGATAAAATGTAGGGCCTCCAGAGCCCTTTTATATTGTAGCCTTATAATCTCTTTCAAAAAATCGTTTTCGCTCTGTAATCGCCTTATTTTTGCCTTGTCGGTTTCCTTTTCCATATCTTAAAATTCGGGGGCACCTTTCAAGCCTTCAAAACCTTGTCAGCCGCCCCCGTCCAATTATTACGAGTTTAAAATTCTTTTAATCTGGAAGCCTTTAAAACGTAGGTATCACAACGGAATGTAAAATTGTACTCAACCTCGCCCGCTTTTTTCAACTCAGCCAGATTAAAAAATTGTTCCTTTGCTATATACCCAGCCAAATAATATTCCGTCAAATCAGCCGTAACATATCCAAAAAAATAGTAGTCGGTTTCTTGGAATTTTTGATACGCTGGTATTTTGGCGTTGTAAGACTTATCGGGCGGCCTTGTTACCTTGCCCGTTTTCACATCAATTTTATAGCTTTGTATTATCAAATCATAGTGGTACGTACTGGCAGTATCTTGGTGTACAAAAATATCTTGTATCATTACCTCGCCCAGCGCCCCGATGATATTACACCCACCCCGCATAATTGAATTACTGAGGGCCTTAAAATCGTATAATTTTTGGGCCGACTGGCGGTGGGTGTCTGTTATATTGTACAGTTCCATTAAAACGGTAGTTCGTCTGAGTAGGGGCCCGTTTCTGGGGCGCTCATTATTTCCTCTGGTTCTGGCTCCGTGCTAATGTCGGCCAGTAACTCAATACGCCAGCCGTTTAAAGATACAAAATATTTTTCATTCCACTCACGGCCTCGGACATTAAAACAGACTTTTACTTGCTGGCCCTCTTTTTTGTCCATTAAAGAATTTATGCCAGAATTTATAAATTCAATCTTTACTTTTTGCGGGTACTTTTCTTCGGTTTCCAATATTAGTTCACGTTTTGTAAATGTGTCACTAATTTTTTGTTCTGGTAGGATTTTGTCTATAAACCCCGTTAATGATAATTCGCTCATAATTTACCTATTTTAAGTGTTAAAAATTAATTCTATTATACTATAAATTATATAAGATAGGGCACCCAGTACGGCAATTAAGGCCGCTGGAAAGTACCCGTATTTATTTTTCTTTTTCATAATAATTTTAGCCATTGATTATAAATATTGTTCGCAATCTGGGCCGTCATTACTGGCGGTACTGACATCCCAATTAAGTACTTTGGTTTATTATTTAAAAAATTGTAATCTTTGGGATAAGAGCCACATTTTAATAATTCTCTTTTGTTCCTTGTTCTTTTTATATCAAAAAGTACACACATATCGCCCGCCGTTACTGTATTAGCTACTTTGTTTTTATATAAAAACTTACAATTAAAACGAGATAATATACTCCTTTTTCTTATGCTTATATCACTTAAATCAACATCCCCGTTTTTTTTATGTTCCCACAATTCAGAATCTAAAGGGGATAAATTACACCCTTTAAAATCATTATCTATTATATCTCGCCAGAATATCTTTTTTTCATTAAACTTTAATTCAATTTTAGGTAATTGCTCGAACAAATTAGCTTGATATAAAAACGGCCCCGCTAAATCTTTTCGCATACAAATAATAAAAACACGTTCCCGTTTTTGTGGCACGCCCATATCTGAGGCATCAAATAAAAATAATTGAAAATAATATCCCGCTTTATCGAATGCCTTTTTAATTTCGTTTACGTATTTATTCGCATCGCCTTGTATTAACCCTTTTACATTTTCAGCTATTACTATTTTTGGTTTTAACTCGGCGGCCAAATCTATAAAATCAAAAAATAAAGTATCAAGTACTTGTTTAGCTTGGCCCTCCCTAAACTTTTTTTCTTTGCCCCAATCTTTGGATCGGTTCCCAGCGATACTAAAAGATGAACAAGGGGGCGAGCCGTCCAGAATGTCTAAATTATACAATTCCTCTGGCAAGTCTTTTTTTAGTTTGAATGTTTGAATAGGTTCTAAGTAGCTAAATTTTGGTTTGTGGTTTTCTACGTATGCCGCCATCATTTTGGGGTCAATTTCGTTACACCCTAAAACATTATATCCAGCCAGTTTATATCCCATCGTTGAGCCGCCGCCACAAGCGAAACAACTAAATACGGTTTTATTGTGCGGGGTGATTCCCGCCGCTGGGTACCCGTCAGATAATTTCCACTCATAAGGAAATTTATAATCTGTTATTTTTTTTGTTCTTGCTTTCATGTGATGTTTGTTTTTAAGTATTATTGAATAATTGATTTTATAATAATAAGTTTTGAATAGTTGGCCGTTGCCTTCTGGTTAAAATCCATACTTTTTTGGCCGGCGGCGATAGCCCTTAGCATTGCCCTTAAATTTTGTTTCTGGGCCGTTCCACCCGTGCCGCCGTGCAACTGGGTTTTTATCTCTTTTTCTGTTAATTCTTTTGACTCGAGCCAAATTTGTTTCCGCTCGTCCTCAGTAAATGTAATAACCCCCGTATCAATCAAAATTTTGGCCCAATAAGAGCGTATGTCATTCAAGTCTGGTATAATACCTTCATTTAAAAATAAGGCCTTTAAATCATTGAATTTTTTAATCACATCCTTTTTTACTTGTTCGTTTAGTGCTTGCATCTGTTTACGTTCTTGTTCTTTAATCTCTTGTTCTAATAATTTTCCGTGCTGGATTATTACTTTGTTTCTGGTCTTATCGTAGGCCTTTAATATTTTGCCCAGAATTGTAATAGTAAATTTCCCAAAATATGTTTCCAGATTCACCCCGTCAAACTTTCCAGCGGCGGCGAGGCTAAAGGCTTGTTCCAGTTCCCCGATTGACATTTGCGGGAATCGGTCAATAATGAAATTGCAGCATGAACGCATAATTAACAAATCTTGTTTCGTGGGCGGGTTTTTGAAGTTGGCACCCGTATACGTATTGGCAAGAAACAAGATAGTAAAACTTATATCGTTTTTGATGTTTCGTTGTTCCTCAAAAGGGGCTTTCGCCAAGGCGGCCCGTATCGTGTGGCTCGTCCCAGTTAATATCAATTGTATGGTTTCTTTCTTCTGGCTGGTCATTGTAGATAGCTGAGCGGTACGCCTCGTAAAACTCTTGTTTTGGTTCGTTGTTAATTCGTTGTTTCTCATTTCGTTGTTTTTTAGTTGTGTAATCATGTACAAATATGCCG